CATTAATTGATGCGGGCTTTCATAGGATAGGTTTAGGCGACGGCTTCGTGCACTGCGACTGTGATGAAACGAAAGACGAAGACGTCATCTGGCTATACACATGAACATTGAACAACTGAGCCGCACCGTCCACAGCGTCAAGCTGGACAAGCACCCACAGCGTATGCTGTTTATTTCGGACGTCCACTATGACAGCGTAAAGTGCGACCGCGTGATGCTGCGCAGGCATCTCGACGAAGCCAAGCAAACGAACACGCCCGTGTTCATCTTCGGCGACTGGTTTGACCTGATGGGTGGCAAGTACGATCCGCGCTCAAGCTACAGCGACATCCGCCCTGAGTACAAAAGCATCACGTACCTCGACGATGTCATCGAAGACAGCGCTGAGTTCCTGACCAAGTACAAGAACATCATTCGTTTCCTAGGCCGTGGCAACCACGAGACCAACATCGAGAAGCGCATGCACACCAGCCCGCTGGACCGCGTGGCGTACATCGTAAACAAGAACGGCGGCAACATCACCGTGGCTGGTTACTCTGGTTGGCTGTGGATGCAGATATACGCTAAAGGCAAGCGGCGCAGCTCGACGTTCGTGCACTATCACCATGGCATGGGTGGCAACGCACCACGGTCCAAGGGTGTGCTGCGTGTGGACATTGACCAAATGCAATTTAAGGACGCCAGCCTGATTGTGCGCGGCCACACACACCAGAAGTGGCACCTGCCTATTACGGCGGACCGCATCAGCCGCTTTGGTAAACTGTATCAAGACAGCGTTCACCATCTGCAGCTCGGTAGCTACAAGCTGCTCGGCGACCGCTTTGCTGGCTGGGCGACCGAGAAAGGATTTAATACGCCACGCCTTGGCGGTTGGTTTGTTACCTTGCACAACTCAAACAAGGACCTACCATACTGGAAGGTCGAAGAAGCACAATAATATGAGCGAACTTATCACACAATACTGGGCCGAGATTGCACTGGCCGTATTGACTGCAGCTGGTACGATCACTGCACTAACCGAAACAGAGAAGGACGACAAGGTCGTGGACATCCTTAAGCGCATCGTGAACGCTGTGGTTCTCGGACGCAGCAAGCGGCGCAATAAAGAATAAGCCCTATATTTGACACGGTTCAAGAACAAGTAGGACTGTAAACATCGTTTTTCATTTAGGTTTTGAGCGGCATCTTCAACGGGGGGTGCCGCTTTTTTTGTGCTAAATGTTGCACAGGTGTTCAAAATACCATACACTTGCACAGAAATCTAAACGAATGGAAGACCAAATACTACTCAAACTCGACGACGGCCTTGAGATGGTCGTGACCTTTGAGGTCGAAGCTGGCGAGGACGCCACGCACATTTCACCCAGTCACCCGCCGACCGTGCGCATCATTCGCGTCGTGCTCTGGCAGAAGAATCACACCAGCTTTGAACGCATCGACATCACGTGTGCTGACGATAACCTGCTCGACTACAACCACGAGCGAATTGAACAAGAGATATGGGAACACCTACAAAACCAATGATAATGAACAAGCCTATTTGTGTGCGCAGCAGCGTGCACGTTAAACCTACGCGCGACTTCAACCACATGCAGCAGGAGCTTGCAGAACAGAAGCGCTTTGAACGATTGATGGAACAATTCAAAGCCGATTTGATTGCGGCATATACTAAGAACCGATGAACATAGACGAGATTTACGTGAGCGCCTGCCGTGGCGCCTTTGATCGCAACACTACGATGGTGCGACTGGTGGACTGGTTGGAGAACGTCCGACCTCAGCACCCAAGGAACGAATGGGAAAAGAAGCAGCTGCCTGCTATTATGCCGCATGGCCTGTTTGCCACACGGCGACAGGACAGCTTCACAAAGCACAGCGGATTGGTGCAGATTGACATCGACGCCAAGCATCAGACTGACGGCTTTGACGTTGACAAGGTCCTGCATAATTGCGGCTACTCTGATTATGTGGTGGCAGCAGGTAAAAGCTGCAGCGGCACAGGCGTGTATATGCTCATAGCCGTTGAGGGCATTGAGGTTGACAATTTTCGAGAGTGCGCAGATAAAGCCATTCAATATGTGGAGCAATCATTCGACGTGGTGTGTGACTCACCAGTGAGCATGAACCTAAGCAGCTTGCGCTTTGCCTCACCGTATGCGCCCTATATCAACTATGACCCAACACCACTATCATGAGCGCAATTGATGAACTCAAAACGCTGTCGAAGAAGTACGACATGCGACCTGATCACTTTCACAAGGACCCACGCGGCTTTGTCATCATGACGCGCCGAGGCGTGGAACACGTGCAAGCCAAAATAAAAGCCGTGGTGACTTTCGAAACGGTGCCCGAATGGTCTGACCCCAGCGACGGGAGATATTGCGTTAAAGCACACGCAAAATGCGAAATAGGGCATGTAGAGACGTATGGCGAGGTGAGCAAGACCAACAACCGCAACCAGTATCCAATTGCAATGGCCGAGAAGCGGGCGCTGTCGCGTGCCATTTTGAAGCTCGCGGGTTTCTATCAGCTGGAAGTTTACGGAGAAGACGAGTTGGAATGAAGTATAGGTACAGAACACGAGCGCAGTGGCACGTAAACGATGCCTTGCGCGGCTTGATAAAAAAATCTAAGAAGTATAACAGATACCCATCGTTTGAAAGGTGGGGGTTGAGCAGACAGCTGGAACACGCCCAAGCATGCCTGACATATTTAGAATTTGCAATGACTTTAGATCACTTTTGGGACTCAGTTGAAGAAGACAAAGAATGGTATCAAGAGCGTTTGAAAACAATTGCTTTGGAAATGTTGCGCACCAGCACGATGCGCGACGACGATGACGGACTGGAGGAGGAGCTACTAAATACGAACCCATCGAAATATCGCTGGTCTCAGATTTTTGAGAGGCTTAACATGAACCAACTACGGACAATCGACCTGCCGAACTGGTCACAAACATCATTTAACAAATCATACAAAGACAATGGAGTTGATAATTGAGGGCGTTATTCACCGCGTCTGCAAACCGATTGAGTTTGACAGCGGATTTCGAAAGTGCGAGGTGCACATCGTAGTAGAAGACGGACAATACCCGCAGACGATACCTGTGGAGTTTCTGAAGGACGACGTAGATGAAGCGCTTGGCTTGACCGTCGGAGCCAACATAAAGATGCGCTGCAACGTGCGAGGCAAGGAATGGAAGAAGGAAAGCACGGGCGAGGTCAGGGCGTTCCTGTCGCTGGTGCCGTGGAAGTACGATATACTCGAACCTAAGAGCATACGTGAGACCGTCATCGAGGACAGCAAAAAGAACCCGCCACAGGTGGATGACATGCCTTGGTAATGTACAAGGTCAAGCTGCACGAACAACGCACTAGCATACGGTTCGAACGGGCCGACAGCATGCTGCGATACATCCAGCGCCTCAACGATCAAGGCGTCAAGTTTGAACTACAATTTGAGAGAGATGGAGATGAATTTGAAAATGTACCTGCAGCACCATTACGGTAGCTTAACGGCATGCGCCGAGGCAATCGATGTGAGCAGGGGGACCTTGCACAATTACGTGACCAAGGACCCAGAGGGCGTGCTGCGACACACCAGCCGCCTGATGCAAAAGGACGGCGTAGAGCCGCACCACTTGATAAAGGCAGTGCTAACCACGCAACAACAGCTTGATGTTTGAGTACGTGAAGCTGACACCCGACGAGATGGCGCTCGCCTATGAGATTGGCAAGGATGTCATTGAGACCGAAATGAAGAACAACCACACAGGCAACAACAAGCTCAGCAAATACGCTGGCTATGTGGGCCAATTGGCTGCTATGAAGTACTTAAAAGCCGTCAATGTTGATGACTATCAATATGACCTTGAACGCAACGGTAAGCGCATAGAAGTGAAGACAAAGGTGCGCAAGGTGCTGCCACACGAGGATTTTGCTGCTTGTGTGTATGCGTCAAACGCAGACCAGCTTTGTGACCTGTACGTTTTTGTGCAGGTCTTAAAACAGTGGGAGAATCCAAAGAAGCTGGCGCACGGCGCGTACATCTTAGGTTGGATTGATCGCGAGCGCTACAATGACTCTTTTTACCAAGTCAAAAAAGGTGACCTTGACGGTGATTACGAGGAGCCAGCGGATGCGTACAAGATTAGGCTGGGTGATTTACGTCCTATTGACGATCTCAAATGAAGCGCAAGTACGTGAGCATACCAATCGACATCTGGAACCTGAGCGAGCTGCACCCCAATGAGCGGGTGTTGCTTGCTGAGGTCGCCAGCTTTGAGCAGAATGGACGCGAGTGCTTTATGAGCAACGAACGGCTGGCTGAGTTCCTGCACGTATCAGAAGCCAGCGCAAAGCGGTACCTAAAGAACCTGATGGACCTCGGCTATCTCACACGATCAGGCGACAGATACAACAGGCGACTGCTCAAAAATGAGCCGACGAAGGCTCAAAATTGCACCAACGAAGGCTCAAAAATGAGCTCACGAAGGCTC